CCCTTTTTGTAGACTTCAAACGATGTTGCTGGGCAGTCCTTCTTTGCCTCATAAGGACGAACCACCTTACCAAGATAGGTGATGGTTTTGCCCTCGAAGAAAGAGTTTTCCTCTGCTTCAGAGATGAAGTCCAAGAGCTGACGGCAAGACGGTTGGAAACACTGCTCAAAGTCGAAGTTGTCCACAACCTCAGCCTTGATTTTAGTAACCACCTTCTTGCCTGCCTCACGGCTTTCCGACTCGAACTCACCGGTAGTTTCGTAGCCACTCAGTGAAGAAACACCCATAAGCGACTTGATAGAAAGGTCGATACCTTCTTCGGTAGTGACAGCCACATAGACTGACTTCTTTCCGTTGATTTCCGTCTCGACCAACTTCATACCAGTTGAGTGGAACTGCTGACCCAGAGTGTAGCCGTTATTACCAACAGTGCTGTTCTTAGGCTCATTCATACCTGCCTTCTTGGCTGCTTCCATGTAGCTCTTTACGAGCTCGCTGTTCTTTGTTGAATCTTTCATAATGATTTTGTTGTTAAATTGTTTGTACTATGTAACTATGTTACTTTGTTTTTCCATTCAAGTTTGTGGGGGGGAATAGAGGGGTTGTCTACCCTCGTGTGCATAACTCACAAAAATTTTCAAAATTCCGACCTACTCCTCTCTATAGTCAGTAGTGTTTGCCCAGTAGGAGGGGGGTGAAATTCGGGTAGTGTTATTTTGGGGTGCGGCCTTGTGACCAGCCAGTCAAACCGATATTATTGTAGTGAGATACTCAGTAACATTAAACAATAGTGACCTATGGAAGATTACACCTTTATAACAATGTTGCTCAAATATATGGCTGAGCAGGACGAACAAATTACTGCACAGGAGAAGGCCATTGCTGAGCTTAACCAGGAAATGGATGACATACTGTCTTCCTACAAAGATGATATTGAGGAGCTGCAGGCCTCAGAGCCGGGTGATTAAGTATAGTTCAGAATATGTAAGTATAGTTAGCTACCTGTATAGTAAAAACCTCCCTACCTGTATAGTAAAAACCTAAATAGGTTAACTGAGTGATTTACAGAGAGTTAATTGATTTTGTTAACACACATTAACATGGTAAAAACAGAAAATAAACTGCAACATGTGCAAGTACCTAACAACATGTGTCTGTCACATGAGCTTGAACCGTTTGACCTCTACATATATGCAACTATAAAAAGGTTTATGAACAGCACTACCAGAGAGGCATGGCCTTCAATGCAGACACTCAAAGAGTTAACTAACTCAGGTCAGAGTAAGATTGCAGCCAGTATATCCAAGCTCAATGGAAGGTATTTTGACATTATCTACAAGAACGGTAGAAAGAAGTATCTGTTCAGCAAACGATACAAGAACTTTGAGCCATTCAGTAATGAGTTTCTCGACAAGCAAGACCTGACACCTCTTGAGAAGTCATACATCATAGCTGCACAGCAATACATGTTCAAAGACCTGCAGGACCTCGGTAAAGTGAGTTTTTCAATCAAAGACCTGGCTGACCTCATCAACATGCCAGAATGGGCTATCTACAAATGTGACAGAGAGCTACAAAAGAAAGGATACCTAAGTATTGTAAAAATCAAAAACAGGGACTTTAACACAGGGCTTCCAATGTCAGAAAGGCTATTCAACATGGAACTCTTGGGTCAGAGGATTATATGGCTACTTTCAAGAAACAATGAACGTATAAAGAAGAACAACCAACAGATAACTAAGCTACAGAAAGACCTAAAGATTATGAAGAAGCTCCTGTTGCAGAAAGATAAGCAAATCAAGGAGTTAGCAACTTCTACAATAGCTGCACAGGATGTGGTTGTAAAAATTTAGGTCAACTTTTTGAGGCTGGAACCTTGGGGTAATAACACAGAACAGATACTATTGTTAGTGGTTGGAACAACCAAAATGATTCAGATGTTAGAAAAACGAAAAACGAAAATGAGTATGGAAAAAATGATTATGGGCCTTATTGATGCAATGGAAGACCTTGCAGAAGGCAAAGAGACACCACAACGACAGGTTCTTAAAGGAGAGGGCTTTGTAGCAAAACTTGTTATAGACAAAGGCTCTATTGACTTCTCCATCAGAGCCACAGGACATGGAAAGACATATCGTGCAAAACGTACAGTACGAGTGTCTGACGAGTTACAAATCAAACAAGCACAGTGTGTACAAATCCGGGAGGATTTTCACAGATATATCGCAACACTTGACAAAAACCTGTTCAACACAGTCTGCAAACATTTCAAACCAGGCCAGCTTAAGGCAATGAATGACAATGTTGAGAACAACAACACAGACCCTAACCTGATGGCTGAAACAATCGACATGTTTAAGAAAACAGTTGACAAGGTTATCATGGATACAGTAACCAGACTTAAGAGCCAGATGACAAGCTTCCCACAACACTAAACACAATCACTATGTCTGAAAAATATGCTGTAGTTGAATTGAATGACGGCACAGTTACCTCCGTGACACTAGACAAATTTCTTGCTTCCAAAATGACAATAATTGAGGAGTGCGATGCCGACAGAATCACTGAGAAAACAGCTTACTGGGACAGAGTCTATCATCCACAACCTGAAGAGCCCAACAGACTAAAGTATCATTTCTATAACAAGAAACGTAACAAGCATCTATGGTCTATATCACCTGACAAAAGCTCACTTAGAGGTATTCGACACAAGGATGAATACGAACTTGTAGAAGACTGAAGCTTAATCTATCTAACACAACAGACACAAACCAACCCACAACCTTTACACTTTTCAATCTATACTACCAGATTGACATAAACTACGAAACATTTTCTAGCCCCTCTAGGCATCGCTGCTTGGAGGGGCTTTCTTTTTGTCGAAACTTATACAGGCAACTTGGGGTGTTATGGTATAATCGATACTATTGTAGTAGCAATAAGCATATAGATAATATAATGAAAATTAATGAAAATGACCTATGCAAATGACTATTGACAAACAGAATGGTGATGTATGCTTCAACGAAGAGGCCCATGTATATTTCAACATCAAGGACCAAAGGAAGAAGTATATATCAGTAACCACACTGATTCACAAGTTTGAGCCTCCATTTGACAAAGAGTTCTGGAGTGCCTACAAGGCTATTGAGCAGCTTGTTGAACCAGACTACTGGAGACAGATTAGAAAGGAGCTTTTAGCTACAAAGACCTGTACTCCAAAACTCTTAGCTGGCTATGATATCAACATTGATGACTTCAATGCAGTTCAGCAGAACATTCTTGATAACTGGCAGAAAGAGAATCTTGCATCAACACAGAGGGGTTCCAAGATACACTCTGACCTTGAGCACTCTTTCTATGCACAGAAGACTGATATTTCACTTCAGAAGTATGGCTTAGGAGGTAAGTTCGTGTGTGTTGAAGGTAAAACTGAGTTAGACCTTGAAAACGGAATCTATCCTGAGTACCTGATTTACTATGAGTCTCCTGATGGTAAGCTGAGCCTTGCCGGTCAGATTGACCTCCTAGTCAAAGAAGGAAACTCATTCTCAATTATTGACTGGAAAGGCCTGCCGCTCGATACCAAGATACCAACTATCACAGGTTGGACTACAATGGGTGAAATCAAGGTTGGTGATAAAGTGTTTGACAAGGAGGGTAATCCTTGTGCTGTTATACACAAATCCGAAATACATCACAACCCTTGTTACAAGATACAGTTCACAAATGGTGATAGTATTGTAGCTGATGAGGACCACAGGTGGTTGGTAAGTCTACTTCCTGAGATTGAGAAGACCAGAATTGTGGTGACTACAAAGGAAATCTCAAAGTACATGACCAAGCACCCTGATGCAGTACTGATAATTGAGGATGCAAAACCTATCCAAATGCCGGGTAAGGATATCTCAAAGACCTTCCCTGCTACTGAGGAAGGCTATGCTGAGAGAATACCTCAGTTACTTAGAGCATCACATGACCAGAGACTTGCACTTGCAACATTACTTTGCAAAAAGTGTGTGACAGTAAATGCTGACAAACAGTGCTATGTTGCAAAGAAAACAGCATACACTGCAGCTTTCAAAGAACTGCTCATTACATTTGGAATACATGTAGCTGACACAGCAGATGGAGGTTTAGAGTTCTGCACTAACAGAATCCCTATCCTCACTGAGCTGGCTGAGTTCAATGTTCTTGAGTACAGAACTATACAGGAAGTTATCCCTGTTGAAACTGTGCCCACACAGTGTATTGAGGTTGACAGTCTTACACACACATTCCTATGCACAGAAATGTTGCTTGTGACTCACAATACTAACAAACAAATCAAGCAGAGTTCTTACTTTAACCAGAAGACAAAGACAAGTGAGAAACTTAAATACCCGCTGAATGACCTTGATAACTGTAACTACAGTACCTATAACATGCAGTTAAGTACCTATGCTTGGATGATTCAGCAATTACATCCTGACTGGGTATGCAAGGACTTGGTTCTTGTACACTTTGACCATAGCAACAACATGACTACCTACAAGATGGAATATCTCAAACCTCAGGTAGAAAAGATGCTTGCTTTTTGGAAGAAGGAGTCAGTCTTGGAAGAGCATAGAGCAAACCGTAAACGAATAGAGTACTAAGATTATGAAAGAGGGAGTTTTGATAGCTGAAAAGCACACTCCTGCTAAGAAATTCTCTACTTCAGAGAGGCTTGCTATTTGTAACAAGTGCCCCCTATTCATTAGAGAAAATGAGGTGTGTAATCCCTATATGTGGATGAACCCATCCACTAGAGAGACCTCAAGCAAGGAGAAACCGGGATACATTAAGGGATGTGGCTGTCTTATCTCACGAAAGGCCAGGCAGCCTGGCTCCCATTGTCACTTAGGACTATGGTAAAGATATTTAAGTTATGGATTAAACATATATTCTCAGCAGAGCTACTACATATCCTGAAGGGAAATTTCAACAGGCTGTTTTCAAAGGAACAGAGGTTGTACGATTCAAGATACAGGATATGTAGTAGCTGTTCAAACAGAGAATACATCTCCCCGATTGGGGAGATTTGTGGAATCTGTGGCTGTCCTCTGCAAAGTAAACTCAGGGTAAAAGATGAAATATGTAACCTAAACAAGTGGAAATAATGAGGAAAATAAATGAAGTAATTATTCACTGTTCAGCCACACCTGAAGGAAAGGATTTCACAGTTGCTGACATCGACCGTTGGCACAAACAGAAAGGTTTCAGAAAGATAGGCTATCATTATGTAGTTTATAGAGACGGAACCTATCATGCAGGTAGAGGTCTTGAGGAAATTGGTGCACATTGTACTGGGCATAACTCAACCTCTATTGGTATCTGTTACATTGGTGGTGTTGCTAAGGATGATAAGACTTCAAAAGATACCCGTACTGATGCACAGAAGAAAACACTTATAACACTGATTAGAACTATGAAGGCCAAATATCCTGGCATCTCAGTTCATGGTCATCGTGATTATGCAAACAAAGCCTGTCCTAGCTTTGATGCTACGACAGAATACAAGAATATCTAAGATGATATATAATATGTTCAATGAACATGTCTGAATAAAATTAAAACTTTTAATGAATTATGGAACAGTTTAGAGTAGAACAAAACAGCAAAGAACAGCTTGCTAGAATGATTACTGGCCCTGATACAGAGGCTACTCACATGGTAATCAATGGAGAAAAAGCCGAGGAAGTGCTTAGGAGAGAAAGAGCAAACAGATTCAATCAGCAGGTTGGAGATATGCAGGAAAGATTCCAGCAGCATATCGACGCAATTCAGGAAGCGGGGCAGCAGATTGCTGCAGATTTGCAGAACATTGAAATCATGCCTCTGACAAGCTATGCACTTATTTCTCCGTTTAAGACAAACCCATTTCAGAAAATCAAGACTACTGAGACAGGTCTTATCACTGACTTAGGTGGTTTGGCTCCACAGTATAAGAGTCAGGAAACCGGCCAAATTGAGGAGGAAAGAGAGTATGTCAGAGTAGGTATTGTTACTGAGGTAGGTACTGAGTGTAAGTTCCTCAAGCCTGGTGACATTGTATTCTACAACATTGCTAGTGAGGTTCAGGTGCCATTCTTCAAGTTTGGTTTTGTCATTGTAGCAGAGCAGAGAATCCTTGCTGTTGTTAATGAAGGACTGACCCAAAGAAAGAAAGATATAATGAACGGTGTTAAAACAGATGACTAATGATGGGACAGAAAGACAAAGTATTCTTAAAGCCAGGTGATATTGTAACTGTAAAACAGGATATTCCTAACAGGCCTACAATGGTGGTAATGAGAAAGGAATCTAACTTCTTCAAGGACAACGCTCCGGCAGGTGTTAGTACCCTCAAAGGTATCCGTTGCAGGTGGTTTACCACAGACGGACATGAGCAGCAGGCAGTATTCTCAACAAAGGACCTTATACTGTTAAAGAGCGTTGGTGAAGACAACTAAACTTATATAACTATGACATTCAAATTTCAGCAAGGAGGAGCAGCACCTCAGCAGGGTGGTGCACAAGATTTACAGCAGCAAGTGGTAGCACTTGTTCAGGCTGCAATGCAGGGTGACGAGCAGGCTCGTACACAGGTACAGCAGATTATGGATGCTGCACAACAGGGTGACCAGCAGGCTGTCCAGATTGCACAAATGATTCAGCAGGTTGTACAGACTATGCAGAATCAGGCCCGTAAGCAGCAAATCGGTGGCAAACTAGCCTATATTCATCAGCTTCGTACAGGAGTAGGCCTCAATGAAGAGGTTATTTATGAGAAGTGTGGTGGTAAGATGGTTAAGAAGAAAGTTGCCAAGAAGAGCTGTGGTGGAAATACTACACAGAAACCAAAAGCAGAAAAAGGCTGCTCAGTTAAGTCAAAGACATACTTTGAGAAGTGTGGTGGCAAGGCTAAGGTAGCCAAGGCGAAGAAGCGTTATTTTGGAGGCAGTCTTTAATAGGGCTGCCCCCAATAACTGTATATATACTTATCATGTTTAATGAGTTATGCAGAAGTTTTTTACCTATAATCAACAGACACACATGGTAGAGCTGAACATGCCTGAGATTCTTCTGATTAAGGAGTTTCAGACTCTGATGCTTGAGGATAAAAGCAAGCTTAAGGAGTTACTGTTCAAGCAGATTACCTATATACATTTAGCACTGGCATGGGACAGTCCTTATGCCCAGTACAGTGAAGCTGAAAGACACCATGAGGCATTGTTAGACTCAGGACTTACGGAAAAGGAGTTTAATAACCCGTCATTCAGGGCCGCCTGTAGAAAATACAGGGAGCTACAGGATTCTAACAAGTCAATCAGATTACTTGGTGCAGCTATGTCTGCAGCAGACCAGCTGATTGATTATTTCGAGAATGTTGTAGACCTGAATGAGAGAGACCAGAATGGTAAGCCTATCTTCACTGCAGAAAAGATGATTAAGGAAGTTACACAGCTCAACAAAGTACATGAGGAACTCTTGAGTCTTGAAAACAGAGTTAAGAAGGAAATGGCTGAGCAGTCACAAATACGTGCAGGAGCAGTAGAGGGATATGAGGACTATGAAGACTAAAAAGCAAAATGTTGTAAAGCAAGCTCAGGGGGTTATTGACCAAGTAGTCAAAGACCTTGCAAAGTCTGAAACCAAAGAAAAATCCCTAAAGCTTGCTGCTGCAAAAAAAAGAAAGGCCCCAGAGCCCATAAAGTGGGACTTCCCACTATCGGCAGACATAGGATTCTTTGATGCAAGTTTATCCTACGAAATCTCTGGTTATAGGCCTATCACAAAGACCCAGGGACTTGATTTCGACCCTGAATGGTTCCTTGAAGCAAGGAACACCTTCCTAAGAACAGGACACTACACTTCATTCCTTCCAGGTAGCAAGGGCTATAGGGATTTCTGGCATGAAGAGTATAGACGATGCAAACATGGACTTACAGTCAATGGTTACACAGTAACCGGTGAGCACTACTTCTTCCTTAACTACTACAAGCTTCCTATCGTTGACGGTGGGACAAAGGCAGGTAGTGGTCGTAGTAAGGACTTTCCAGCATTCTTTGTGTCACAATACCAGTTTTTTCACTATGTAGACATAGCTAAGAAATGCCACAAGCACACAGTCCTTATGAAGGCCCGTGGTGTAGGTTTCTCTGAGATTAGTGCCTCTATGTCAGCCAATCAGTATACAACCATTAAAGAGAGTATAACGATGATAGCATGCTATGACAAAGGTAAACTTGAAAGAACCTTGTCAAAAACATGGGATGCTCTGAGATTTCTTGATACATCAACCGATGGTGGTATGTTCAAACTGAGACAGCTGAGTGATACTGCCTTGATTAAAAAGTCAGGTCACTTTAATATGTCAAAAGGTAACAAGACACCAGCTGGTTGGCAGTCAATGATTGAAGGAGTTGTTGCTGATGACCCACAGAAGATTCGTGGTGACCGTGTTGACCTTATGGTACTTGATGAGTTTGGTAGCTGGCCTGATTCAGCAAAGGCTTTCGTACAGGCACAGGCTCTTGTAGAGGTACAGGGTGTGGCCTTCGGTATTATACAGGCTGGTGGTACTGGTGGTGATAAAGGTCCTGCACTTGCAGGACTTAACGAAATTTACTACCATCCTGAGCCATTCGGTGTATTACCTTACAGACATAATTACACCAGTGACGGAAGCACAATCTTATCAGGCTACTTTATTCCAGCATTTACACAGTCAATGGTACCAGGAATGACGGACCATCGTGGCTACTGTGATGAAGAGGCAAATAAGGCACACCTTCAGAAGAAAAGAGACCAATATCTCAATGTTCCACAATCACTTATACACCACTGTGCTGAGTATTGCTGGAATGCCGAAGAAGCATTTGCTCTTGAGGGTGATAACAAGTTCAACAAGGTTCTTTTGTCAGAACAATTAGCCCAGATAAGACTACATAAGACAGGACCAAGACCAACTGTTGGGTATATAGACTATACCTATAAGGACGGTCAGCACAAGCCAGAGAATATCACTGGCTACAAGTGGATTCCATCAAAAGATGGAAAGGTGCTTATACTTGAGCATCCTGTGTGGTCTGAGTGTTATAAACAGGATATAAAGAGACTTGAACAGGAAGCAACAAGAAACAATCAGAAGTTTGAGGCTCCTCCTGTATACAAAGAGATGAATAAGCTGTATGTTGCCGGTGTCGATGGTATTGATATTGGTAAGAACCAAACATCGTCAGAAACAAAAAGCCCATCAGATTTCTGTCTTGTGATATACAAAAGAGTACTTGGTCTAAGTGACCCACAGATTGTGTGTATCTACAAGGACAGACCTAACGAAATCCGAACAGCTTACAAAACAGCAATGTGCCTCCTGAGGTACTACAACTGCAGAGTAAATGTCGAAGCAACTCGTGTAGGTTTTATCAACTGGGCAAGATATAGCAATCAGCTGAAATGGTTTATGAGAAGACCATCAGCTACATTACAGAATATCAAGAATGGAAATTCAAAGTCCTATGGAACTCCGGCAACTGCAACTATTATTGAGATGCAGACTGACCTGATAGCTAACTTTGTTGAAGATTACTGTCACACTATCTGGTTTGAGGAGGTGCTTGACCAGCTTGTCAGATACAACCCTGACAACAAGACAAAGTTCGATATTATTGCAGCTCTAGGAATGGCACTGCTTGCTGACCAAGAGCTGACAGGTAGGGTACCTTTGGTAGTTCAACCAGTGGATGAGGGATTTGAGGACTTCGGATACTACATAGATGAAAACGGGTACAGGCAGTGGGGAGTTATTCCTAAACCGGCCCGTAGTGATATACAATATGGTGGAGGACAAGCTTATGACCCATTCAGACTTGATACATCAGATACGAGATATCATCAGGACTATTACTAAGAGAGAGTTTGTGAGACCAATCCTTGTAAAGGACCTGGAGCCAGAAGGTTATGAGGTTCAGATTGAGTTTCGTCAGCATGACCCGGTATTCTATAGTGCACAACTTCCTGATGATTTATTTATGAAGTTCATTTGCTGTGAGCTTCGTAAGTGTAGGTTCCTGAGAACTGAATATGCAAAGGCCGAAAGAAACACTACCCACCGTATACCAAACGATTTTTTATCGCCGTATGACACAACAAGACTTAATGGAAAAAACTGACGAGTGTATTGCCGAACTTGTCTATAACAAATATGAGCTACAAAAGGCTTACAACTACTATGCTGGAAAACGGGATAAAAAGCAGTATGAGTATCTTGAAAAGAACTTCGGTATCGGCAATCCGACATCAGTGTCGTTCACACCTCTTGTGAAAAAGCACTTCGATGCACTTATAGGTGAGTTCTTGGGTACACCAATTCTTCCAAAAATCAGTTGTAAGGATGCAGAAACTATCAGCAACATTACCAGAGATAAGGCACTTGAGATTGAGAATGGTATTGTGCAGTATCTAAGAAAGCATCTTAACAACTCACTCTTAAGGTTCCTTGACGGCAAGGACATCGTAGACAAGTCTGTCCAGGAACAGATAGACAAGCTTATTCAGGACATTGACCAAAGTTTCATATCAAAATACGAAATTGCTGCACAAAATGTTGTTCAATACGTTATGCAATCAAGAGAAACCGATATGATTACAAAGCATAAACTGCTTTTACTTGACTTGCTTATTACCGGCACACCATTCTTTCAGGTTAAGGAAACAGCAAGTCATAACAATATCGAAATCGAAGTACTTGACCCACTGAACACTTTTGTTGATAGAAACCCTAACAGTATTTATGTGAAGGATTCTTACAGAGCAGTAGTAAGACGATGGATGACCAAGAGTCAGATTCTGAGTGTTTATGGAAAGGAGCTTTCAAGGGAGGATGTCAATAGACTCAAAGCACACTGGGAAGACTACAGTGAGTATGGCCAGTATACTGCATCATACAGAAACACTTTCCCCGCAAATGAGTGTAGACATCAGTCCACAGGTGATGTTCTTCCTGGACACCCAGACAACAGAAGTAGCTCAACTAGAATGAGGATGATTCCTGTATATGAGGTTGAATGGCTGGAGACAGATAAAGACTTCATTATGCAGAGATACTCAGCAGTCCGTATTGGTGAAGGAATGTACATCTTACGTGGTAAAGACGAACATGCTCTAAGAACCAAGGATAATCCAAGTTATACTTGTTTATCTATTAATGGTGTATACTTTTTGAACCGAAGCAATGAGCCATTCTCACTGATGCTTGCTTGCATGGATATTCAGGACAGGTATGACCTGCTTATCTATTATAGAGACAACCTGATTGCAAGCTCTGGTAACATTGGTGACTGGATTGATTTGTCACTGATACCACAATCTCTTGGTGTTAAGTTTCCTGAACGTATTCAAAAGTGGATTGCCTACAAGAAGGCTGGTGTTGGTCTGATTGATACTACTCAAGAGGGACGAAACAACAATGGAAATGCTCCATTGAACACCATCTTCAATGGCTATGACAACACTGTTAAACAACAGGCGGTTGCTGCTATACAAACAGCTATTGATGCTCTTGAATACACCCTGTCATCTATTACAGGTGTATTTAGGGAGAGACTTAATGGAATTGAGCAGAGAGATGCTGTTACTAATATCAAGCAAGGTGTAACAAACTCGTTTATTGTTACAAAGCAGTACTATCAACAGATGGACCTGCTGACTTGTGAAATACTGACGGACTGTCTGAATCAGGCAAAATCCACATGGAGAAACGGTCTGACAGGAACATTGATTCTTGGAGACCAACAGCAGAAAATATTTACTGCACTTCCTGAGGAATTTACCATTACAGACTACGATGTACATGTTGTCAGCACGACTCAGATTCTGCAAGATATCCAACAGATATGGGCAGTTATACCAGAGTTTATCAAGTCTGGTCAGCTACCAGCAGATATTCTGTTCGATGTAATGTCTTCAAAGAGTCTTTCTGAAATCAAGTATAAGGTCAAGAAGGCAATGAAGCAGCAGAAAGAGGAAAACAATGTCATACAACAACTACAACAGAAACTTGAAGAAGCTGGGCAGCAGATTCAGCAACTACAGAGTGAGTTGCAGAAAACCCAGAATGAGCTTAAGAAGCTTGACCAGCAGAAAATGCAGCTTGAGCAGCAGAAGCTTAATCTTGAGAATAGAGTTGAATGGTATAAAGCTGAAACTGACAGACAGTACAAACAGGCACAAGCTGACCTTGCAACCAAGAGAACAGAGATTGAAATTCGTCAACTTCGTGATGGAAATCCTTATAATGACCAGATTAGGCAGACAGGACTAACTTCAATGTCATAATATGCAAGTAAACATCAATATACATGAAACAGTTGCAGGTGACTTATTTGTTAAGGAGCTTGCTTACGAGCAGGGTTTTTATAACACAGTTATTCCATTCAACAAGTCTGTATCAATTACAGTCTTAAAAAGGATTACCAGTCAGAAATCCGAAATAGTAAAGGCTTTCATACACAAACATCATGTGACTGAAGTTATCAATAAATTTAAGGTCAAGTATGATGGTTGGTATGAGGTCACACATATTATAGTCCCAACAATAGATTGGGCAGAGCAGCAGGAGACGGCTCCTGAAAAACTCTATGTCAGTGATGGTGTAAAACTGTACCTCTATGAGAACGGAATCATTACAGAAATCTATATCGATGAAGCACTTGAGGACACTGAGCTTGAGTCAGCAGTAACGGCTAGGGCACAGAAGTCAATGTTTGTATTATTCAATCTTTGGCAGTGTTACCTGAACTACTGCAAAAGGATGCTTGAGGGAGAGTGCTCCAAAGACAACAAGTGTTCTGATTGTAATGATGAAGGAACAAAGAACAGACATCTGATTTGGATTTTCTTGAATGCCATTCAGTACCATGTTCACTTTGGAGAACTTGAAGCTGCACAAGAGTTATTAGAGAATATCTCTGGTTGCAACACACTTTGTAGCAATGAGATGTTCAGTAAACTTTATGATTGTGGATGCGGAAAATGAAACTGAACACTTGTATAACTACAGCAGACGGAGCTTATGTTACTGTAACTGAGCTAACCGATGGACAGCAGTATTTACCTGACGGTTCAGGACTAACAGCAAAAAACAGATTTGCTTATGAAGACACTGCTTCCATAGACGTTTTCAGATTGAATGCTCTTGATAAAATTGATTACACACCTTCTGTAATTGTGAACAGGAGCAATCCTACAGATGTAAGGATTAGTCTCGAAAGAGACGGCTGGTTTACTTCGATTCACATTGTAGTTCCAACTAAAAACTGGGTATACAGGGAACTTAGTAAACAAGGTTCTATCATCCATACCTATGACATCGTTTACTTTGTTGATAATGGTGAGATTTACACCTGCACCAACGGTACGATTGAGAGGTCATCCCTTCAAGCATTACTTGAAGAGATAAAACCAAACACTACCATATCAAGAGTGGATACAGACTATGTATCAATCAGACTCTTGAACGAGTTATGTGACAGCCTTTATAAGAAACTGTTTGAGAACAGAGTCTATAACGGTGGATGTAAGACGGATGCCTGTGAAGCCAATAGACTTGATGCCATTATTAGCCTTGTCAGACACTATGTTAGATGGGGTCAATTAGCTGAAGCCGAAAGAGTTATTGAGAAATCAAACTATTTCAAATCAAATGGCCTGAGTCTGAAATATCAACAGAAACCTTTAATAACCGGATGCGGATGCCAATGAACTGTACAAATCAAATTCAGGAAGTAAAAAACTATTCTATAGAAGAGCTGACTGATTTGCTTAGACGTAAGGTTCTATGTGAAACACAGTCATTGCTTCACTCTCTACAAAGAGGCTATAGATTAGATACACAGTTTATACTGTCTGAGATAAGGCTAATCGACATGCTAAGTCAAAATCGTTTGGATGAGAATTTTAGCTTGTATGCTTTACAATTTTACTTAAATAATTTATGGGAAACATCTTAGAACCCTCAGTAATTCCTCCAGTACCAGACACTGAAGACAAAAACGCACTATTGCGTGAGAATTATTTAAGTGAGTTTGAAACTGAAGACGAAAAGTCGGTTGCTAGGGAAAATCTCGGTGTGTATGCAAAGGATTTTGTTTACACAAGAGACGAAGCCCATCTAATGGTTCAAGAGAAGATTCATAAGGCACTTCTTGATTATGTGACAAGTGATGAGTTACCAGAAGCCATTGCTGCACTTGGTCAGGAAATTGCTGATGCAGGTTATGTGAAAAGTGATGGTACTGTACCATTCATCAACCCACAAAGCCAGTCTTCTCTACCAACTTTGGACGAACACCTAGCCAACAAAATATATGTTGACAACTTGCTTAAAGCTCATGTAAATAGCAACGACCCACACAAGACACTTGAGCAGATGAGGGTACTTCTTGCTGACTATGCCAAGTTGTCAGACACATACACTTCTGCCAATCTGTACACCAAGAGAGAAACAAACCTTATTCTTGCTGACTATGTTAGAAAGGATGGAAGTGTGCCATTTTCAAAACCACAGATTGGTGTAGACCCTGCACTACCAAGCCACCTTGCAACAGCAAGATATGTGCAACTTGTAATGCAAAACCATAAATGTGAGGCAGACCCACATGAGTTTCTTTCAACCCTCAAGAGATACTTATCAAACTACTACACAAAGTCAGAGACTTATACAAAGGCACAGACCTACTCAAGGTCACAGCTGCTTGATATTATCAAGTCTCAGATGAAAGATATTGTAGACCAGGCTATTGCAACTCATGTTGCTGAAGATGGAAGTGTTTCTGAGTTGAAGGATTACATCCTGAACAAGCTGTTTGACTGCATCAAGGCAGATGGTTCTGTTGCACATACTGCTCCTCAACCTGGTGTGCCTGCTGTTAATGACAATGAGTTCATCGTTCTTTCACAGCTTACAGAGGCTATCGAGAAGTTAGGTGCTGTACTTAATCAGACTATCAAGGATGCAACCAATCAGTCTACATGGGTACCTTCTGGACCTGTTAGAACCACTGTAGGTTTCGTTGAGGACAACACAAGAATGCCTCGTGAGATGACTGTTCAGCAGATTTGTGATGCAATCTTCTATGGCCGTAAGATTGGTGTTGTTGCACCTCCTTATGCAGAATATGGAGAGCAGGTATGTATCAAGATTTACACACACGGTCTAAGTATCCTTGAGGAGGTTGAAATCTACAAGAATGGGGAACTCATCGGAACACTTTCTCCTGATGACTTCAATGGCTCACCTGATGACTTCAGAGATGAAGGATTCTACTATGAGTACTGTGAGACAGGAGAGTTCACTGAGGACACTGAGTGGAAGGTAATTTTCAACTACTCTGATGGACAGACAATTACAGACACAGCTACCACTAAATTGTCATATCCAATCTTCATTGGTGCACTACCTTATTGGTGGAACGCTCAGGAAGATATCACTATGAACAGTTTACGTGATAAAGTTCAGGAAGACCCTGATAACTGTAAATTCTTCACCAAGTTCGGACCTGAAATCAAAAGACTTAAAACCAGCTTTAACTTCCAGGATGCAGAAAGACGCAGCCTTGTCATTGTTCTGCCTGCAGACTATCCAGACTTGCTGAAAATGGTGACACCTACACAGGAAGTAGAGGTTGATGCTTTTGCAAAATGGATGCAGCCAATGTATCCTAACAATGTTCCTTGGGGGGTTCTATGTAAGATATAGGCAGGTCCCTTATAAACATCGGAGGCTGCGGCGAAAAAGAGGGGGGGAAGTCTGGGGGGGGCGCGTGTAACAAAAAAAAAAACGGGAGGGGGGAGAGGGAGG